TTTATTAGAAAGCATTGTGCCCTTGTCGTTTGAATCCATGCATGAATTCGTTTCTTATGATAATTCACTAGTAGAAATTAGCACCACTTATAAAAACCTATTAGAAAACATTTCGTTTGAATCCATTGAAGTGTCGTTGAATACAATATATTCTTCAATAGGTCAAATGATCTCCATATCGTTTTACCAAATATATACACTAATAGATAGTGTATACAATAATGATATTTCATACAATGCTACAATATACAAAAGTAAATTAATAAATGCATCCATTTTTTTAAATATAGTTATAGATACTTCTGATAGAATAACGAGTAATTCTACAACATTAATTACAAATAGCACCACTTATAAAGAGATATTAGAAAACATTTCGTTTGAATCCATTGAAGTGTCGTTGAATACAATATATAGTAGCTTACTAATAGTAACGATAAACACTTATAAAAACTTATTTGAAAGCATTTCTTTTGACCCAATTGAATTGTTGTTGAATTCTATGTATCATAGTTTTCTCTTAGAAACAATATCCACTTATAAAAATATTTTTGAAAACATTTCTTTTGAATTCACGTATGATTCTATTCAAGTCATACATGATAATTCTTTACAATTGATTTATAATAATCTGAGCACAGACCTTAGTTCAAATTATGTTACTATTATTTATCAAATTCAATCATCAACAACCCAAATTGAAGATCACGTAACTGAAATTATATCTAAAATATTTAATATTGATATTAATAAAATTAATTAAAAATGTATTACATAGTACTATAATGATATTAAGTCCATTTCAAAAAGAATCCATTCAAGGGATAGAAAATGGTCACAATGTGTTGATAACAGCGCATACAGGTTCGGGTAAAACATTACCGGCACAATATGCCATTGATTTTTTTACAAAACAAGGTAAAAAAGTCATTTATACAACACCTATTAAATCATTGAGTAATCAAAAATATTCTGATTTTGTAAAACAATATACAAAATTAGAAGTAGGAATTTTGACTGGAGACAATAAACATAATCCTAGTGCGGACCTATTAATCATGACAACCGAAATTTTATATAATAAATTATTAAGAAAAGATACTTTGTCTCATTTGGATTTTGATATTGATATTGAAGAAGAGTTAGGTTGTGTTATATTTGATGAAGTTCATTATATAAATGATGAAGAACGTGGAACCATATGGGAACAAAGCATGATGTTGTTACCAAATCATATTCAAATGGTTATGTTATCTGCTACAATTGGAAATGCAGACTATCTTTGTAACTGGTTAAAAAAAATAAAAGGAAAAGAAGTAATTATTTGTGGAACAAGAGAACGAGTGGTTCCTCTGGAATATTATCAATATTTTACGATTCCAGATAAATCCATTCAACAAATCCAAAAAAAAGAAGAACGTGATATGTTATTTCATAATTACAATCAATTGACTCTTATTACAGATGCTTCGTTAAAAAAAAATAAATTATGCTTGGATATTATAAAAAATAGTTACGTAAATCGGTGTTATGTGATAAATCAATTGTGTTCTATTTTAAGAGACAAAGAAATGTTTCCAGCATTGTTTTTTGTATTTTCACGAAAACAAGTAGAAGACATAGCAAATGAAATTACATCTTCTTTATTTGACTTTCAAGAAAAAGATTATAAAATATCACCTATATGTAAGCAACTTTTAGTGTCTCGTGTTCCAAATTGGAAAGAATATGTAATTTTACCAGAATACGAACATTATGTAAAATTATTAGAAAAAGGCATTGGTCTTCATCATGCTGGAATGTTACCTATTTTCCGTGAAATGATGGAAATTTTATATGAACAAAAATATATTCATGTGTTAATTGCAACCGAAACATTTGCGATTGGCTTAAATATGCCAACTAAAACGGTTTGTTTTACTAGCTTACATAAACATGATGGCACTAGTTTTAGGTTGTTGTATAACAACGAATTTAAACAAATGTGCGGTCGTGCGGGTCGTCGTAATATTGATACTATTGGTTATGTTATTTTATTAACCAATTTATTTAAACCTATTCAACCTTTTGAATATACAAATTTATTATCCACCAAAGAGACACATATTAAATCCAAATTCAAAATCAATTATTCTTTGATTCTTCATAGTTCCTTTACAAAAGAACTATGTATTGACTATGTAAAAAAAAGTTTAATGTTTGAAGACATTCAATCATCGATTGAACATATGAAACTAAATATACAAACCCTTGAAAATGAAATTCCTTTATTGGATACACATATTATAAGTCGTTTTAAAGAATATGATTCTTTAATTTCAAAACTCGAAATGGTGTCTCATAAAAAACGTAAAGAAATCCAAAAACAAATGAAAGACTATACAACTATTTTACAATATAAAGACACTTATGAAAAATGGAAACTCATTCAAAAACAAATACAAGATGAATATGAATATAAAAAGTATGCTGAAAATTATATTGAACATCAAATAGAAGAAATCTTTCGAATATTAAATGAAAATCATTTTATGGAGAATGATATATTGAATGAAAAAGGTAAAATATCATGTATGGTGAATGAAATCCATTCGCTCGTATTCAGCGATATATACAAAAAAACAAATGGATTCAAAGACTATAGTAGCATTCGTCTATTTTCTTTGTTAAGTTGTTTTTATGATTTAAAATGTGACCCCATCCAAGAACCCAATGATAGCATGATTTCTTATATCAAAGAACGAATGTATTATTATCAAGACCAAGAATTGAAAAGCGGAATTTCTTCTATGAATCAATATGATTTACAATATGTAATGTATGACTATATTTACAAATGGATGGAACATTGTAAGGATGAGTCAAGTTGTTTACAATTTATTCGTGAATTTAAAGTCCAAACCAATTTATTTATAGGCGATTTTATAAAATGTTGCTTAAAATTAATTCATATTAGTCATGAAATATCCAGTATTTGCGAATTTGTAAATGATTATGAATGTTTAGAAAAAATAAAAGAAGGAAAACAGAAACTATTAAAATTTATTATGACCAATGAATCTTTATATTTATAAAGAGTTTAAAAGTAATTAAATAATATATACAATGAATAAAAAATTATTTTGTTCCGAAAATGATTCGTTTATACCAAGAAAGAAGTATAAAGGAAATATTCCATACAATGAAAAAGTATATGAAGGAGAATGTAAAAATGATATGTATAACGGAAAAGGTAAAATTTTCAAAAATGGAGAACTTGAATATAATGGAAACTGGGTAAATGATATGCATAATGGACAAGGTAAACGTTTCAAATATGGACAACTCGAATATGAAGGAGAATGGAACAATGATTTGAGACACGGATATGGTAAATATTATGAAGATGGACAACTAGTATATAATGGAGTATGGAAAAATGATTTGAGACATGGACAAGGTAAAAGTTTCAAATATGGGCAACTTGAATATGAAGGAGAATGGGTTAATGATTTATGGAATGGACAAGGTAGAACTTATAAAAACGGACTATTAGAATATGATGGTCAATTGAAAAATAATTTGAGACACGGAATAGGTAAAATTTACAAAAATGGAATATTCATACGTAATTGTGAATTTAAAAATGATAACTTGTATATCCTTGTTAAGGATATTTAATAAAATTGAAGTAAGTAGAACTATTTTTTATGTAACAATGGAAAACATTATCAATAAAGCAAATAAAGATATAAAGAATATTGAAATATATTTAAATTTTGATATTTATTTAAATAAAGACCACAATAAAAATGCCGAAATTTATTTAAATACTTTTAAAGAAAGTTTTGAAGAATTATATACAAATTATAAAAAAGTAATTTATTCCCAAAATGTATACTTTACACCAAGAAATCAGTATAAACATAAAATCAAACCTATTTATGTTTATAAAAAATATGAACCCAATGGAACAATTATTATATATAAAAATTATAATGACCAACGTAAAATTTATAATGAAGATGGAGAACTAGAATATGAAGGACAATTTAAAAATGATTTGAGACACGGACAAGGTAAATCTTATTATAAAAACAAATATTTAGATTATGATGGACAATGGAAAAATGATTTGAGACACGGACAAGGTAAAGACTATTATAATGGACAACTTATTTATGATGGTGAATGGGAAAATGATATGTATAATGGAAAAGGTAAATGTTATATAAATGGGCAACTTATTTATGATGGTGAATTTAAAAATGATTTTAAACACGGAAAAGGTAAATTATATAAAAACGGACAACTCGTCTATGAAGGACTATTTAAAAATAATTTGATGCATTAGGACGTCTTATAGTCAACTAGAATATTGTGTAAATAAACTGAAATAATTATCACTATTTTTTATAATAAGAATGAAATCAAATGAAGAGTTAATTCAAACTTATTTAAAAACAGAATATAAAAATTCATTTTACTCTAAAAATATATATTTTAGACCAACAAAGAAGTATAAACATAATATAAAACCTATTTATGTTTATAAAAAAGTTGAACCCATTGGAAAAATGTTTTTATTAAAAACATATGTAGTAAACGGAATATATAAAACTTATAATAATGGACAACTTGTCTATGAAGGAAATATGGAGAATGACTTGATGCACGGAAAAGGTAAATATTATGTAGATGGTCAATTAGAATATGATGGTGAATGGTATTATGGATTGAAAAACGGTGAAGGTAAATGTTACATAAATGGACAAATTATTTATGATGGAAACTTGAAATATAATTTAAAACATGGACAAGGTAAATATTATGAAGATGGAGAACTATCATATGATGGTGAATGGGAACATAATTTACGCTATGGAAAAGGTATATCTTATGTAGATGAACAATTAGAATATGATGGTGAATTTGAAAAAAATATGTTCAATGGATACGGTAAATTATATTATAATAATAAACTGATATATGATGGATATTTTATAAATAATATGTATAATGGACAAGGTACATATTACAAAAATGGACAATTAGAATATATTGGAACATGGGAAAACAATATGTATAATGGAAAATGTAAATATTATAAGAATGGACATCTCATTTATGATGGCAAAATTGTAAAAAATGTATTTAACGGACAAGGTAAATTTTACAATAATGGAGAACTCATTTATGACGGTGAATTTAAAAACAATATGTATAATGGATATGGCAAATTATACGAACGTGGAAAACTAACATATGAAGGATATTTTAAAAATGATATGAAACACTGGAAGGAATATTATAATGGACAAGTTCTTTATAAAGGTAAATTGTTTAAAGATATCTATGAATGATGAATGAATATATGAATCAACCCCTTTTACATTATAAGATACATAGTTACTCATTCGTTTTTAATAGTAAGTATTTAAATTTTTTTAAATGAATATTATTTAAATAAAACATTATAGTATTTATAATGACAGATCCGTATAGTATTTTGGGTGTATCTAAACAGGCTACACCAGATACTATAAAAAAAGCATATAGAAAATTAGCATTAAAATATCACCCAGATAAAAATAAAACTCCAGAAGCAACACAGAAATTTACAGATATAAATAACGCTTATGAGTCAATAACAAATCCGCAAAAGAATAATACAATAGGTCATTTTAATAGAGCTGATATGAATGATATGAATGATATATTTGAACTATTTCGAAAACAATCTTTTTTCAATCAACCAATGCAACAAAATCAACCAATGCAACAAAATGTTCAAAGCACTAAAAGAATGATTCGTATTGTAAATGGGGAAGTTATGGAAACTATTATAGAGACAAAAAATGGTAAAGTAAAAACTATACAAATTGTGAATGGAAAAATAATAAGTGAAACAATATCTTAAATTATCATAAGTTTTAGTTTTTTTTTTAATAATGCTTCATCATTAAACATAAATAATTTGAATGATTTTTCACAATAATCATCTAAATGTTGAATAATAGAAAGAGAAGTAAATATATCCAGTTCAGGTAAATAAACATTATAATGATATTTATTGTCAGACCTTTTTATTTTATCAAATAAAAATCCTTTAAATATTTTATGTTGTTCTTTTTCAAATAGTGATATTAATTTACATTTGGATTGCAATTTTCTTATATATCTTGTTGTAGTATTTATATAATCTAATTGATTTATCCATTTTATATAGAATAAATCAGCATTAACTTTAAAAGAATATAAATTTTCATTTTTACAAATTAAGTACATATTTAATAAATCTACAAGTCTTCGAATAGGTGATGTAATTTGACAATAATGTGAAGATTCGTTGAATAACTCATATCTAGAAGATGTTTGTTTAAATTTTTCAATATATTCAATAATCGTATGTGGTTGTTTATAGACATATGAAATATTTTTGTAAATACCTATTTTATGTTTTTTTAATAAAATAGCAGATTGTTGATTATAATCAATCATTATTTTTGAAATTAAATCATAAGAAGATTTAACATTACATATTTGTTTCATGTAAATGTAATCTTTATGGTTAATAAGTTTATCTTCTTCAAAAGAATAATTTCTAGAAATAAGTGCTTTACATATTGAAAATTGTGAACTATACACTTTATTGTCTCTATATTCGATATCCATTACGAGACAAATTCTATATGTTTTTTCTTTTAAACTGCAAACTTTATCTGTTAATACATTGGGTAACATAGACCTTTTTTTATCAGGTAAATAAATAGTAGATATTCTTTTTGAAAAAGATTCCCATAAGTTTAAATGGTCTAGAATCATAGGAACATTTGAAATATAGACACTAATTATATTTCCTTTAATGGATATGGCATCATCATAGTCAACACTTTTGGTTGAATCTATGGTGAAAATATGTCCGGTTCGAAGAGGAAATTGTGTTATGTTATCTATAACATCATTATGTTTTTTTAATTCTTCTATTGTTTTTTTAGTAAAAGGTTGAATAGGATGATTTAATGATTTACAAAAAAGCATATATTCATAAATATGATTTGTATTATCAACATTTCCTATATTATTTGTAAGTATACCATATGGATGTTCATTATCCCAATGTTTAAACTGAAATGTTACATATAAATAACGACAAGATTTATCAAATTTAGGTGGTTTAGAATAGGCAATTAAAAAAGTGGGTATTCTTTTGTCATCTGGAATACACGAATACAATAATTTATTGTCTCTACCATAGGTTTTAGATAAATCTAAAATTCCAGCAATATACATATTATTTCGAACTTGTGAATAAGTAATAATATAATGATTGTCTATTATATTGAATTCATCTAAATGAAATAATTTAGATGAATCTATAGTTAATTCAATAGGTTGAAATGCAATAGTATCGCAAAATGTATAACTTTCACCTACATTGAATCTATACATACTATAATATAATTTATATCTTTATATTATAGCAAAACGTAAAATTAAAATAAGTCAATTTGAGCAGTTATATCATGAGATGCTGTTTTATTACCACTAAAATCAATATACAAATGGATTAAATCCCCAGTTCCACACCTATATGAAGTATTATAATAAGTACCTTCTAACACAGAATCACTAAGAATTACTGAAAAACTTGTATCTACTCTAGAGATATTTACTTTTGTAACTTGTATAGTTAATATTACACTATTACCTATACCAGGCGATTCATTTAATGCACATGATAAACCTGAAATAAGTGAAGGTTGTTGAACACGAAAATAAGCAGGTTTAGTTGTATTTGAATCTGGAAAATCGCCACTTGCTTTTTGAGTTCCCGGCCATAAATATCCCGAATTTTTTTCATTTGCGTCTCCCTTTAATCCATAATAAATGATAGTAGGATATATATAAGTAGAAAATCCTTTTTCACCAGCAGATTTAGTGACAAGATCTGTTCCTGAACCAATTTGAATACCATAACTTGCTAAATAAGTTGGGTCTATTATAGTATCAGGTGTTGTTTGTAGAATATCAGAAGCAATATAACTATCATTCATAGATGGGTAATTAACACCTACCGTAGTAGTTCTTAATTGTATTGAACCACTTTGTTCAATATCATTTGTTTCTACGCCAACATAAGAACCAGTTGATAATATATTTTTTGGTTTAGCGACAAATATGTTGGTATCTCGTGTGCTTACTTGATTGGAACCAGATACAAGTATACCTCTTTTAATTCCTTGTCCATTTGAATAAACATTAATAGTAGACCCTTTTATACTATTAAATGAAAAAGAAGAAGTAGTTAAATCACCTATACCTGAAAATTCTATTCCAATAATAGTTGAGCTTAAATCATATGTCATATCACGATTATTAACACTAACAACTGCAGTTCTTAATTTAGATGTTTGTGAACTATTGCCCCCAAATACAATACCCTTCAATACAATATTATCATTATTTCCAGTTCCATAAAGATGAATATTTAAACCTTCTATACGACAATTTTCACCCATTGTAATCATAGTTGTAGATATATCTACATTCATTTGTAGAATAGTGGTTTGAACACTCATACCATGAATTGAAATGCCATTTGGAAGAATCATTTCCGATGATATTGTATATGTTCCTGGTAATATATATATAGTTTGTCCTGAATTTATATGCGTTAGTGCCATTTCTACTGTTTTATAAGGAGAACCACTTATAGAAGCAGTAGAATCATTCCCATAAATACTATCTACAATAGCAACATTACCTTGATACAATGTAGACCCTTGGGGGCCTATTTCTCCTTGTGGCCCTACACACCCTTTCATTAAAGTTCTTGCTTTTCTTAATTGTATCCAATCTGACATATATATTACTTGTCATAATTAATAATTAATAAAACATATATAATATTGATAAGTCCATATAAAGGATATGCCGAACCCATTAAATTTATGTTATCCATTCCATAATAAGGTTTGTTTTTGTATTTTAATATATAAAACATTAAACTAAAAAAATACATAATCAATGCTGTTTCAGAAATAAGTTTCCATCCGCTTAAAGAATCTAATTTGACTAAATCATAACTCCAAACACCTCTTAAACAATAGTTAATTAAAATCGATAAAATGGATGTAATTAAAAAAATAAAACAATTAGTTGTTTCATGAAATTCATATTTATCAATATACATAAATTCGCAAAAAACCAAGAAAATAATCATAAAATGTGAAAAAAAATTATAAAAAGATAATTGATGAATTTTTAATTTTTGTCTTGGATACAAAAAATAAAAATACAATACACTTATAGTTAAAGCAAGTGGACCTACCATTTTAAAAAATTTAACCGATTTATAATTAAATAATGCCATTGAAAAATAACTGAATAAAAAAAATAAAGTATGATGAGTAATTTGTGAAAAATACCAACATAATTTATCCATAAAATTATTATCATGAATAAATTTTCCTTTATATATTCCGGGATTTGGAAAAAAATCAGCACCATTATTATTTAAATGAAATGTAGTGATTAAACTAAGAACAATAGTAATAAATAAAAAAATAGTAGTTATTATGTAAAAAGGAGTTCTTTCGTTCATATTTAATTAATATAAATTATATATATTTTTCTAACTTAAAACATATTTGATTTAAAATAGTAGAATATTGTATTTTCTCGACAATACATTCTTCTTTTGCCACAATAAATAATAACCAATAATTAGGTAAAAATAACACGTTATCTTTATTTAACATAATATGAATAAAAGAAGAATTTGATTTAATATATTGAATTATTTCTTTATTTGTTTCAAACACATTATTATTATGTTTAAATAATGTTTTATATTTTGGATGAATGCATATAAATAAAGCATTACCTTTGGATACTTTATAAAAATTCCTACATTCTAAATTACGATGTAATTTTACATATCTTTTGAAAGGTATAATTGAATGATTCGCGAAAAATTTTACATTTGGTTCAATTAATTCAATCTTTTCATAAATTTTTAAATAACCTTCTTTTATTTTTTTATAATCTGAAAATAGTAAAGAAGATTGTATATTTTGACCGTCAAAATAAAAAGGTACTTTATTCAAAATTTCATTGTGAATATTATCTTTTGTAACATCATATAGTCTATATATTGAATTTTTTTTTGTAATTGTAAAGTGTATAATAATGTGTAAGTAAGTAAATATTAATAATGAAATTAAAAATAGTTTAATTAACATATACTGTATTCTTATTAGTATTTATATTATTTTAATCTTCATTTGTTAATCTTCATTAATCTTCACTTATTTTTGGAGCAATAAAATAATCTATTTTAATACCAGTATCGTTATCAAATGTAATATGTAATGGATTATTTTCATCTAAATAAAGATGAATATATTTATAATTTTTTTTGAGTTTGGTAATATAGTTAAGATATTTAGCAGAATATTTACATTGAAATTCATAATCATCCACAACATTAAAATCATTACATGAATCATAAGATAATTCTATTTTATTTAGACCTTCATCACCTGTTGTGATAAAATAGAATTTATCATTATTATATTTTATTTCTAAATCATCTCCAAATATAGACAAATCCTTCAAATAAGTATCTAATAAAGACGTTTTTAGACTAAAATCTAAATCAGTATCATTAATAACTGGTGATAATATTTCTTTTTCAATATCAATTAAACCAATACAAAAATACTTATTTTCTTGTTCATTCAAATAAGATAAGTTGTATTTTTCATCATCTATTTCTGTTTCCATAATAGAACCTTTTGAATATAAATTCAATAATTTGGTAAGAATACTATTGTTTACACTAAATGTCATAGGAATTTCGCAATCATATACATCAAACCAATCATTTGGAATATGAATGTCTAATAATGAAATATGAGAATCATCTAAAAGTTGAATATGAATTTTTTCACTGGTACACATCATCGTAGTATATTGACTTAAGTTTTTCGTAAATTTAATAATTTCAATAAATTCATTTATTTTAGATTCTTCTTTTATAATAAACTTCATACATTTATTATAAAATATTTTTTAATTCAATTTTTAGTCAGTTGATTCTAAATTCATATTTTCTACTTCTTTTTTGATAGATTCTATTTTCATGTTTGTTTCCATACAAAATGTTTGCATTTTTACAAAATTAGTTTTCATCTCAGTCATTTCTGATAATAAATTATTATACTTATTTTTGTAAAATTCAATGTCTTCACTCGTGACTGGATGATTTTCTTTTTTAATTTCATTTAATTCATTTGTTAAAACTAAAATTTGTCTGTCATGTTGTTGTAATATTTGTAATGGATTTAGAGGCATTTTTTTTTCTTGCGGAGAATTTGAATTAGAATTTGATTTAGAAATAGGTTGAGACGTTGTGCCTCCACCGGCACGTCTTCTTCTGGCAGCTGCTAAAGCAGCCGTTCCGCTCATATAATGAATAATTATAATAGAATTTATTTATTTACGCATTTTTAATACTATAGGATTATGTGATTTATAATTGACAATATTTAAATCATTTATAGTATATTCGTATATTGAATCATAATGATTTATAATATTTATTTTAGCAAATTCGTAAGGTTCTTTTTCAACTTGTAATAATAATGATTCTAAATGGTCATCATATATATGAGCATTACCAATATGATAAATAAATTCTTTTGCTTTTAAATTACAATGATGAGCAATTAAATGAGTTAAAGCACTGTAAGATAAAATGTTAAAAGGAACACCTAATCCTAAATCACCGCTACGTTGATATAAAGAACAAGATAACTCATCATCTACTACATTAAATTGCATTAAAACATGACAAGGAGGTAATGCCATTTGTTCTAATTGGCAAGGGTTCCACGCAGATAATACAAGCCTTCTAGAATATTTTTTTTTAGGGTCTTTTAAACAATCCATAATATATTTTATTTGGTCTACTCCTTTATCTGAATAGTCGGTATAACAATCAATATAGGGAGCATTAAAATGTCTCCATTGATGTCCATAAATAGGACCTAAATCGTTTGAATCTTCTGCGTTTTGATCCCAAATATGAACATTTTGTTTTTGAAGAATTTCATTATTTGTTGAACCAGATAAAAACCAAATTAATTCTTTTAAACAAGTTTGAACTGCGACTTTTTTAGTTGTCATAATAGGAATTGTATTATTTTCTAGAGAAAAATACATAGATGCCCCATTTTTAGAATAAGTAAAACCATTTCGACCTTCAATCTTATTTCCTGTTAAACAAATTTCTTTTACAATAGATAAATATTGTTTTTCAGGATGGTCATATTTATCTTGAATCAGTGTAGACAACATAATAATATATAATATTTATATTTAATTTCTTTTTATAAAGTAAGATGGGATATGATGATGATGATGAATACAAAGAAACAATAATAGATAAAAATATGTTTGGTGGAACTTTTAAATCAGACGAAGAAGGTTTTAAAACTGAATCTTTTTTTAATTATATGTTTATGTTAACTCAAAAAGATAAAATGGAATTAATGAATGTATTTCAATATATTACTTTAGCTATTATTCCTATTGTTCTTATTGTAAAATTAATGAAAACATATTTACCTCCTTTTGATGACTATAAAGGTAATGTTGAAATACTTATAGAAGTAATATTACAATTAGTAGTATTATTAGTAGTATTTTGGTTTATTAATAGGTTTATTATGTTTATACCAACTTATAGCAAAGAGAATTATACTTCTATAAACATATTTCATTATATAATTCCTTTTATATTTATATTATTTACATTAGACACAACTATTAGTAAAAAGGTAAATCTATTATTGAATAGAAGTTTAATTTATTTAGGTCTAGAAAAAGAATATATGCAAGATATAGGTTCGAAAGAAGAAATATATACACCACCAAGCATTCAATTACCATGTCCATCTCCTATGAATAATCCATACCCACAAAATACAAAAGAAGAGACAAATGGTAAAAATTATAATAATATGTACGAAAAAACAACTAATAAGTTAGTAGGTGCTGCGCAACCTCCACAAAATGATTTCTTAGATCAAGGACCAATGGCAGCAAATGAAGCATTAGGTTTATCATTATTTTAATTTAAATAAAATAATATATAATTTGTATGAATGAAGAATTTAGTAAAATGTTAAAAGAAATGGATGAAAAAAGATTAACCCATCTTAATTCATCTATTATAAAAGATTGCAAAAATAATATATTACAAAAAATGGGATTTGATAGAAATGAATTAAAGCATTATCATAAAGTATTGAAAGAATACAGATTTATAGACGAATTGGATGAGTTGTCTCTTGGTCATCATATACGGTGGTTTAATTTAAAAAAAATAAATGAATTAAAATTATATAATGGTGCAATATTAATGAATATAGAGTTTATTAATAATAATGTATATTTGGTATGTAAAGGTTATAGAAATCAAATGTTTACTATAAAAATGAATGAAATTATTTTATTTCAAAAATTTAATAGTCAAGAATTATTATTGATAAATATTTTAGATTATATACAAGATAAATAAGCATTTGGAGAAATATTTCTAGTAGAACGAATATTTTTTAAAATTATTTTTTTAGTATTTGTATATAAATATTTATTTTTACTAAATGTAAAAGGATATAATAAAATATTTACTTCATTATTTTGATTGTAAAATTTACAAATATGTTTATTTAATATTATACTTGTTTTACGTTTAATTTTATGTATATTGTTAGGTATTACTTTATGATAATAATTTAATACATTTATACATTCTCTAATAGACAAGTTTTTGGTCATTTTTATTATCTATAATAATTGTAGATAATAAAATTATGAATAAACATATTATATTTGATTTAGATGAAACAATTGGTTATTTTAAACAATTTATTTTTATACTTAATATTATAGAATTATATCATTCAATTGATTACAATATTTATTTTGAATTATTTGATGATTATTTTAGACCTCAAATATTTAATATTTTTGAGATTATATTGTCTAAAAAAAAAATGAAACAAATACAATATGTAATTTTATATACTAATAATAATAATAATTACTTTGTCGATAAAGTAATAAATTATATTCATAAAAGATTAAATAATAATCTATTTGATCATATAATAACATATAATTCAAATAGATTACATAAAATAAAAAGTTACGAAGATTTAATTTATTGTATACCAGATATTAAAAATGATTTATTATGTTTTATAGATGATAAAATACATATTTGTATGAAAAGTAATTTAAATGTATCTTATATTAAATGTGAGAAATATATACATCACTTATCAAATGATGATATTATTAATAGATTAATAATATTAAATCCAAATTATAATAAAACACATATAAAATCTATTTTAAAAAAATTTAAACATTCAAAAAAAGAACTTCCTAAAACTGTTCATAATTACTCCAGTAAAAAAATGCTTCAACATATAGAAATATTTATATATGATATTCCTATTATATAATCCAATAGTTCTTGCACTTGGGTCAGTTGAATAAGTAAATCGTGGCATCCAATAATAGGGTATTAAATGTGTACATTCTGGATAATATGTATGAAATAAGTCTTTATAATAAGATTGTTCTTTTGTTAAATTATCATAATTTACTGGATGATAATTTTTCAATCGTTCTTGTATAATTTTAAACCAAGAATTATTTAAACTACTTACTCCATCGCTAAATGCTTCTTTTTTTCTCCATAAAATTTTACAAGGTAATGCGTCCGGATCGTGATTTTTAAATGTTGTTCGAATCAAATTTTTTTCAACTGAATTTTTTCTATATTCTACAGGAATAGATAGATAAAATTTTGTAAATTCTTTATCTAAATAAGGTGTTCTAGGTTCTAAACCATGACTAGCAATGCATCTATCACTTCTTAATACATCAAAATATTGAATGTTTTCAAGTAATCTAAAACATTCTTCTTCAAAAGAATCATTTGTTTCACAAAAATTAAAATATAAATAACCTCCCATTAATTCATCCGCACCATCACCATTTAATACAACTTTAAAATCTGTATTTTCTTTAATATATTTTCCAATTAACCAATTACCAACACTTGCTCTGACAGTTGTTGTATCGTAACTTTCGATATCTTTAATAACATTTGGAATACAATTAAAAAATTCATCTTCGCTACAAATAATTTCATGGTGAATACTTTTAATATGTTTTGCTACAATAGATGCATGATATAGATCTTCTGAATCTTTTAACCCAATGCTAAACGTATTTAATTCTTTACCATTATCACGGTAATATTTAGAAGCAATTGCACATACTAAACTACTATCTAATCCTCCTGATAATAAACAACATACATCGCGCTCACTAGATGTAATTCTTTTAATTACAGCTTCTTTAAATAGATTATAAATATTTGTCATATATTCTTCTTGAGTTAAATTTAAATCATAGGTTTCTCTTATATTGTAATAATAATGAGTTAAATATTTATAAAATGTATCACCATTAAATCGATATATATTATAAGTTCCTGGATTCACTTGACTTAAATTATTTGATTCTAAGAAAATACTTTCTACAATGGATGAAAACATAAAACCATCACTATTATTTTCATATAAAGGACGAATGCCATATGGATCACGAACAACTACAATTTCTTTTTTTAAATTATCATACAAAATAAAAGAAAATTCACCATCTAACAAATTAAATGAATCTAACCCAAATTGTTCGTATAAATGTAAAATAATTTCACAATCACTTTGAGTATTTAATTTGTAATATTGAGACAAATGTTTATAATTATAAATTTCACCATTACAAATTAAGGATAAATGTTTATATTGAATGGGTTGATTTGATTCATCATTTAAACCATTTATTGCTAAACGATGAAATCCAAAATATACTTTATTATCTATTTTTTGAAAACAAGAGTTTTCTGGACCACGTTTGGAACCACTACTATAAATAGTTTTTAACTGTTCTTCATTCATAGAATCACTTAAAAAAGCAAAAATGCCACACATTAATTAAATAATAATTATTTATTTATATTGTTATATAATAATGATTAGGGATAATGAATTAAATGTCAGATTAAATCAACGGAATATTCCTACACAATCTTTAAAACCTAATTTTGATTTTAGACCTCAACCTACAAAATATACAGATTTTCAAATTATTGATAATGATATTGAACCTAATGTTCCTTTAATGAATTATTCAAAGTCTGGTTTTAATCAAGGAAATAGAGGACCAACTGATAATTTTTTACAAAAAATAGATTTAGAAAGTTATTTAAGAAATCAATATATGGCACTTCAACGCAATTCACAAGCAGTTTATGTTCCAAAATTAAATAGTGATTTGTATAATAATCCAATGAATTATGAAAAAGAATATTCAACCTATATTTCAAGCCAACAAAAAATTGTTTGTAAAAAACTAGACCCTAATATATTTCATAATTCAACTCGTTATTATTTAAAAAAGGAATAAATAATATATACTATGTACCATGATTATATTTCACGAAAAACTAAACCAATTAAAAGTGTATATAATTTTATAGATGATAAAGAAAAACTTTTAGATATTGTTCATAAAATGGTTGAACCAAATGCTGAAAATATATATCCACAATATCATATTTATAAAGATTTATTTTCTGATTTTACATATCAAATAATATGTTTAGATAAACAATTAAATATTAATAAATTTGATATATCAGATATACCAGATATATCAGATAATTATATAGACGAGTTTAAAGAAATTTTGATTAAAGAAAAATCTAAAAGCATTTTGGAATTATTAAAAAATAAAAATATAATATATGAAAAAAACATTTAAATATTTAAAATGCCATCCAAAATATAAAAATATAAAATCTTGTATGAATGGTTCGATTTTATTAGAAATGAGAGACAAATGGAATACAATACATCCAGAAAAAAAAATAAAAACAAAAAAAAATAAATTAATTGAATCAAAACTAATACATTATTTATCAAATTGTAATAATCAGAAATGTTTAATTGAGAATACATTAAAAAAAAAATTAAATATATTTGCTCCAAATAGTCCTTCTTCATGGAATAAGAATAAATCAGAATGGTTAGATAGTTTAGATATTATAAGAGTAATGAAACAATATGAAGAAACATATGCAAATTTTAAATTTTTAGGTCCATCACCGATAGATTTTGATAGTATTATATATTCAAAATGTGTATGGCCTGATATTTGTAATTTAAGTATAAAAGAACAATTACAATTAAAAAAAAATAAAATAGGAATTATTCTTAACTTAGATAAACATGATAAAGATGGTTCGCATTGGGTTTGTATTTTTATAGATTTAGAAAATAAATATATATTATATTTAGATTCTAACGGAATTACAATGCCAAAAGAAGTAAACAAATTAATAGATAGAATTTTAAATCAATGTAAAGAATTAAATATTACAATGAAAGTATATGATAATAATAAAAGACATCAATATAAAGACGGTGAATGTGGTATGTATGCTTTATATACAATAATTAAACTTCTAGAAAATAAACATAGTGTTAACTATTTTTTAAATCATAGAATAACTGATTCAAAAATGAATACTTATAGAAAAATATTTTATAATATAAATGAGTTATAATTTAATTGAAAATTATATATATTATTATAATGACAAATGAATATAAAGCAAATTTATGGAATGAATGTTTAAAAAACAATATATTTACAGAGTGTAGAAATGAAGATGTACATAAAGTTCAAGAATTATTTGAACAAACTATAGAAGAAAATAAAGATGTAAATACAAATGATTTTATATCTATATTAAGTGTTAAAATAAAACAAATGTCACAATTATCTTATAAAGATTTAATACCTTCTGAAAAACAACCTATCATTGATTTTAGTGATAAAATAGAAGAAGAACCATTAAAAGATATTGATAAACTTATTGCCGAAAAACAAAAAGAAAGACAAAATGAAGAACCTATCAATAATCAAAATATATCAAATCAAATTATATCCAAACAGAATATTCAACAAAGTATTCAACAAAGTATTCCACAAAGTATTCCACAAAGTATTCCACAAAGTATTCCACAAAGTATTCCACAAAATGGAATTAAACAAATAAATGAAGAAAAATATAAAGAAATCGAGATGGTTGAACTAAAAAAAATGGTTCAACAACAAAATATAATATTAGAAAAAATATTAGAATCTCAAATTAAAATATTAAGGAACTTACAAAAAAAATAATGTATATTTATAATATGAAAAATAAAATCAGAAATTTATTATTTATAGTGTTTTTATGTATGTTTATATATCCATTTATATATTATTTTATTAAAAATATAGAATATTTTACAGACAAGTCTCCTTATGGTCAATGGGAATTAGTATTAAGACAAAGTTTTAACGACCAATTTAATATAAGTCCATTTCAAGATAATATTAGCATAAATATAAATACACTATATGATGAATATGGAAATATAAATGAAGCAAATTATTATAACAAAGTATTATATGATAATTATGATTTTAGTACAAATAGGATATTAAAATTAAATTATTACGATAAATATGAATCTACCGCACCTAATAATACTATAACCTGGATGCAAGATAATAGTTCTACTCCAATAATAATTAATATAGATAATTCAACATTACCTACAGATTTTAAAGGTTTGGTTAAATCAGATATATCTTACGTATTTAAAGGATATTCTGAAAATGTAAATGATGAAATTTATATTTTAGGAGCTTCAACAGCTTATTTAAATCATAAAAATATTAATTATATTCCAGGATATGGAAATCCAAATACAATGAATATTGAAAAAGTAGAATTATATTTATGGAACCCTCGTCCAAGTAGTAAAAATACATTCAATGGAAATTATAAAAACTTAAAAATATCTAAAGTAGATATGAATGATACAAATCATAAAAATTTCTGGAATAAAAGTCAAGACATAAGTGGTGTTGTAAATGATACAAATAATAGTTATTCTTATTGTTTTGGTAAATTAAAGTGTAATAATAATATGTTTACACCAATTGAGAATGATAAAGGATACTATAAACCATATTGCGATTCTGATTCTAGTTTAAATCCCGTTTATTGTGAGGGTTCCGCATTATATAATACAAATAATGAAACATCAAGTTCTGTATCTATTGGTAGTTTAAATTTTGATATGATGGGAAAATTTGCGAAAGACGTAGATATTTCATATGAAGAATATTTTAATTTATTTAGAGGTTTAACTACACCCTATAATAAAGAATATATTGATCCTGAAATATGTGGAAATGATGTAATTATATATGATACTGCAAATTCAACATTTGTACAACATAATATTTGTGATTTTTTAGATAATAAAAATTTATTGAATGGAACAAATATAAATAAAGAATGTAAAGAATCACGAGAGTCAGGTATAAATATTATAAATGATAAAAATAATGAAATAACTGGTAATAAATGTATAGCAAATTACGGTGATACAATTAATTCAAAATATAAAGATTATGTATGTAAAGAAAATGAAGCGTGTATTGGATATGAATGTGGTGTAAAATTTGGAAATTGTTCACCTTCATTATTAGAATAGATTATTATAATTTATTAATATAATGAAAAAAATATTTTTTTTATTATGTATTTTATTATGTATTTTATTATTAATTATTATTATATATAATAAAATTAAAGAACCGTTAGAACTATTAGATTTAATACCTATACAATATGATGATTATAAAAATAATTTATTAAATTTAAAACTTCCTACAAAAGTAGATAGAATTAATTGTAATAACAATGAATACAAATATTGTTATAATGGTGAATTAACGAAAAAAGATATATTTGGAAATAATATTGAGTTAGAAAATAGTGAATCCTATACATATGGAAAAACATTTAGTGATATATCATATCAAAAAGTATATTTAATTGATTTTCAAAATAATGCAAATTTAAAAGGTTCAAGTAAAACAAGAGATATAAATTATGATTATGAAAATACAATATGTAATAAAAATGATCCTTGGCATTTGAATCTACCATTAAATACTATAAGTAATTGTTCTTATAATAATGGTAAAGAAATTTGTAATAAAAAATATATAAATGCCGATGTGTCTCTATGTTATTCAGATGAATATGAAGCGAGCTACCAATATGATAATTATTATTATAATTTAAAAGATATATCAAAATATCCTTTTGAAGTTAAACCAATGAATCCAAAAGAATATAATAAAGGTTCTTTTATTGAATTTAATAAAAATGATAAGGTAAAAATCAAACCAAAAAAGAATAATATTGTATATTCAGTTCCATTATGTAGTATAGATAAACCACTATTTGCTAATAATATATGTCATTCAATTACAGATAAAAATAATGTTATTGATAATAAGTGTAATATTAATTATCCTTATATTGTTGATGGTTCTTGTGTTAATTATAATAGTGCTATTAATTATATAAATTCGAGTTGCACACAAGAAAAACCATATAAATATAATGAATCGTGTTATGAGTCAATTGATAAAGTCTATAATGATACCGAATATACATTTGATTATAAAGAAAATGGGTTATGTTATTTAATTGATTCTACAAACGGAATATCATGTGAAGAACTTTATAATATAAGTAATCCAGATATTTCTATGTTATATAATCCAATTACAAATAATTATATTGGACAATTAAAATATGGTGATTATAGTTATATAGATTGCTGTGGTAGTACATTAACAAAATGTATAAAAGATTTTCCATATGAAATTAATCATAATAATGAGATTTATCCTATATTTGATATATCAATAAATATAAATAGTAAAATACCTGAATATCCAACACCACCCAATTATAAAGAACCATCAATATCCAAATATATAAATCCTTATAATATAGATATTGATTCTAATTTATATATTCAATGTAAGAATAATTATAGTGAATCTCCAAAATTAAATATGTGTCCAAAAGAGTTACCAATATGCGAAGGTTATGAAAAAGATAACCAATTTGGATTTTGTAATCAAACTATTAAAAATACTAATGTTAAAAATACTAATGTTTTAGATTCTTATAATATACATATGTTATCTTGTAAAAATAATTATAGTGATACTATAGCTAAAGACGATATGTGTCCTTATAATTTACCTTATTGTGAAGATAATATATGTAAAGAAAGCAGTTTATTTTATAATCGTTAATTTTATTAAGTTTTATTAAGTTTTATTAAGTTTATATTTTTTACCTTTATATATTAATTCTTTACCTGTTACAACGTAACTAATTAATTTTTTATCTTTTTCTATATACGCTTCTTGTGGTTTAGTTTCATCATATAAAATATATATTTTTTTACCATCAACATTTATATAATAATTCATAAAATTTTTATTTCTTTTTTGTTTTTCTTGTGGTTCTTTTTTATAATCTAACTCATAAACTCTTTTACTTTTTTCTTTATTTGGAAATTTAAAGCATTTCATTTTACTAGAAGATACACAATCAATGGCACTTTCTTTTAGTGTGTTCAAAAAGGATTCAGATAATCTATGTTTTTCATTCATAATTTTAAATAATTGCTCATCGGTAGATATTTGAGGTTTTGCCTTTTCTTTATCATTATATTCGCTAATATAAATATATACTTGAACGTTTTGTTCTTCTTTTGGTAAACTATTATGACTGCATATTCTTCTCGCCCTACCAATAACTTGCTCAATTCTAACATAATGCCAATAAGGTTCTGTAATATGTACTATTCTTGTATTTTGTAAATCAATACCTTCTGCACCAGAAGCAGTAATCATTAATAGATTAATAATATCACCTCTAGTATTATTTAATTCATCTACCCCATATATTTTTTTTAATGTTGTAATCATATAAGATGGTAATTTATTGAAATCATTATTATATATATTTCTTATATATTCTTTAACTTCCTTATCCTCTGTACCTGTATATAATGTAAATGCTCTTATTTTATTATAAGTGTATCCTGGAAATCCATTTAATTCAATCTTATAAATAGTTCCTGATTTTTTTATTTCTAATTGTTGAAATCCTTGATATTTTAATAAAAGAGACATTATTTCTATACCTTCTATCCTTCTAAAACTACTATAAAGTAATTGACATTTATTTATATTATCTAAAATATTATTAAGTATTCTTTGAAATTTTGGACTATATGTATGTAGTCCATTATCAGGTTCAATTTCTTTACTTTCAAATATTGCTATTTTGGTCATTTCATTATAAAATAATTTGTCTCTATTAGAAATAACATCAGATATAAATTCTTTTATATTTTTATCATATGTGCTATCTTCAATAATATGATCACCATCTTCTTCAAAACTATCTGTTTGTTTAATGCGTTCTATTTTATCGGCATAATCAAAATCTTTTTCAGAGTTTATCTTATTCATTAATGTAGGGAATGGTCGTTTAATCTTCTCATCGAATACAAAATTACATGCTGCTCGCGTAAACACTTTATAACTACCTTCATTTTTATTATCTGTTTTTTTAGATGACTCTTTTTCTTTATATAATTTATATTGTTTTTTTTGGTGACTACTCATTGGTATTTTTTCTATGATTGTTTCTAATAATTCTGGCATTAAAGAAGTTTTATCACCTAAATATGAAATTAATCCTGCTATACGAGTTTGAAAAAATTCTTTATTATTAATTATTTTTATATCTCCTTCTTGTTTTACAAATAAATTATTAAAATCTTTTTCATTATCAGGCATTTTTTTGTATTTATTAATTTGATATTTTATTTCATTATCTGATGGCATATCTTGTATAGTATTTAATATTTCATTAATATTAGATATATATTCATTATCATTATTATATTGAACAGATTTTTCATATTCGACTTCTCCTGATTTTGTTGTTATAAATCCATATGGATTTTTTATAATAGAAATACTATTTAATTTATAATCCACTATGTTATATTTCTCTATTTCTATTAATTCCTTTTTGACTTTTTCTTTATTATATGTTTTATTCAAGAAAAAATCATATTGGATTGTATATCCAGATATTAAATTTATCATTACACCTAATTCAGTTGGAGAATTTATATAAGGTGTTCCAGATAATAATACAATTTTACAATTTTGCGCTTCCATTAAATTATCATACATGTCTGTAGATACAGATGTTTTTTGTGTCGATATTTTGTTATGAACTTTACCAATAAAATTATGTGCTTCATCAATTATAACTACACTATTATGAAATGGATTTTTATTCCTTTTAATAATTTCCCAGCTTTTTTTATTTACACCATTATAATTAATAAATCTATATTTCATACTTATAAGTAATGATATAAGTTCATTTATTTGTATTTTTTCTTTTGAATTTAAATTATCATAGTGTGTTCCATTATTATTATCAATTACCCATACAGAATTATATTTATCTATATATTTAGTCATATCATTTTTATCTTTATCTAAGTAAAGATATTCTTTAAATAATTTAAATATCATATCATGTTTATTACTTGCATCTAATTTACTCCAATTATTATTTGTTTTAAAAATTTTGTCTCCACAAAATTGTAATTGTGTCCGATAATTTTGTTGTAAAGATGCTGGAGTCATTATATATATTTTTTTATCATGTTTCATTCCTTCTATTATAGATATTGAACTACACGTCTTACCTGAACCTAACCCATGATATAATAATAATCCTCTATAAGGAGTATAACTATTTAAATAAGTTTGTACTATCTTTTGGTGTCTCAACATAACAAATTCTGAATTTTTTTCACAACTATCTTTATCATCATTTTCTTCATTATATAAATCTTCTAACAAATTATGTATCGTATCATTAAATCCAAATTGGTCATTCAAGTAAAAGTTTTTCATATCAATCGTTATACCACTTGGTTTATATAATGGGAAGTCTTTTAATAATTCATTATCTACATCTGTAAAAGTTTGTAAAGGTTGTTCTTGTTTTATGATTTGTTTAGTTTTTTTATCATTTTTATAAGTTGATTCTTCTATTATTTGTGCATTCAGTCTTATTTTATTATCTATTAATGTAGGTGTTTCTGTATAAAAACATTGTTTTGTATCTAATTCAATATTATATTTTAATTTAAGTTCATTTATAAAAATATTTAACATATCAATATCTTGTTTTTTATAGAATAATTCTATTTTTGGGGTTTCAATATCTTTTATGCTTTCTATTTTTGACATAATTGTTTCAACTTTTTCTTTATTATTTTTGAATTTGTCTTCTTCTTCATCTAATTCTTCTTCTTCTTCATCTAATTCTTCTTCATCTTCATCTTCATCTTCATCTTCTTCATCTTCTTCTTTGTTTTTGGTAACTTCTGCATTCATAGAATTATTTGCTAATGGTTTATCATAAGTTTCTTGTAATTGTATTATTTCTTCATTTGTTAGTTTTTTATATATTTCTGCACCTTTTATTGGAATTAATGCTTCAAAATGTATACCTGATATTGGCACATTTGATTGGTCACCTATTTTTGTTACATTCTTTGTATATAATTGTTCACTAATGTTATATAAAAAAATAATATGTTTGCATTTATCAAATCCCTCATTAATATTAGATACAATAATAAATCGAAATGGATTTGTCTCAAATAAACCTATACATATATTATTTTTTTCACCATAAAACTGAATATCAAGGTCATTTAACCATTCCTTATTTTTTACTACCAATCGTTGTCTTTCTTTATACTCTTTAATCTTATTAGATTCTTTAGGATTGGATAACTTTGATTGAAGCTCTATTATTTTTTCTTCATATATTTCTCCAAGTTCTTTTCTAAATAGATTTGTAATTTCTTCATCATAATAAATAATACCATTTGATTTTTTTTTAGCTTTATATTCTTTATATTTCGTAATAGTTGTATTTTTATTTATACTATAAATAATACTATGTATTCCACAATTACCATCACCTAATATAGGAATTTTATTAAAGTAATCAGTTAAATTATAATTTGTTATTTCTGGATTTATAAATTTAATACTCATATTTAATATATATTACTATTTTTAATTAGTTCATTTACACAATTAATTACGTGTTTTTTTTCAATATTATAATATCTTATCATAGATAAACATTCTTCATAAGTGCACCATTTCATATTTCCAATTTCACTTTTTTGAAATTTAGCATTATATAACGTATCATTATATTTCATATATCCTAAGTAATATTTATGTTTATATGATTTTAGATTTGAACCTGTAAATACTTCTTCAAATGGAAGAATATTATTAATAAATGATATACTATTAATAGGATAACCGGTTTCTTCGCGAAACTCTCTTAAAGCACAATCTATATCTTTTTCTTTATAATTACGTCTACCTTTTGGAAACCCCCATTCAGGTAATTGCCAATTATTTTTTTTAAACAAATATTTTTTATTATTTAATACAAATTTCATTTTTTCTTTGTGTTTTACATCATATGGTTCATTTGTTTTATTCCATAATTTATCCCATAATTCTTCATAAGATAAATGTATGATTTGTTCTATTTCATAGTCAGTCATTTCTTTAATAATATTATTTAACTGATAATCATTATATTCATTATATTTACCTCTTAAAAAATCAACATACCCTAATGTATCTTTTCTTTGAATCATTAAGTATTCTATATTATCATTTTCAATATTTTTACGATAACATATAATACCTAAACTAGTAATTGGACGTTTACAATTATAAAATAAGTGTCCATAATTTTCACAATTATTACATAGGGGTTTACCTATCATAATTCTTATTATATTATATATTTATATGATTAAATTAAATATAGATATACTATTTCAATATTTATATTTTATTAACCGTTTATATGTACCAAATATAGCAAATAAAAAGAAAATAAAACAATTAATTGAATGTATACCTTTTTTTTTACCTACAAATAAAGACCAGCAATTACTATTTAATATTATAAAAGAAAATTCTATTATAAACTATTATGATACTACGGACCAAATGATTAGTTATGGGTATATTATATATGAGACATACCACAAAAGAAAGAAACTATCTTATTTAGATATAGATAAATATATAAAACATTATGATTATATATTATTTATATCAGATGAAGATAAAAAAATAAAAAATAAAAAATATATAGAATTTATTATTTTTTTATTTATAGTATTAATTTGTATTTACTTTATATATGCAAGTTAAATTATGGATAATTTTAATTACAGGATTATTAATATATGATACATATCATGAACATTATTATTTTCGTTTATTCAAAACATATAAAAAATATTATAAAATGGCAGGAATAGGATTATTAGGTTTAGGACTATATATTATGATTCATAAAGGAAATTCTAATAATATACAATCAGCCAATATTTTAAATAACTTTGTTAAAATGTTACCAATTGATAGAGAATCTAAAGATATTATTACACCATTTATAAGCAATACTAGTAATTATCAAAATAATTCAATTGAGAAATCAATTGATAGAATTCAAACTTCTGGTACTACTAAAAGTAAAAGAAGTGTTAGTGAAACAAAAAAAAAATATGTTGCCTCTATGCAAAATTGGAAATGCGGTGAATGTCAAAAACAATTACCTGCTTGGTTTGAAGTAGACCATACAATAAGATTAGAAAATGGGGGAACAAATGAAATAAGTAATTTGGTAGCATTATGTAGGGATTGTCACGGTAAAAAAACTGCTATGGAAAATATGTTATAATATATATAATGATTAAAACTGAAGATATACAATATATAAAAAAAATATTTCAAAAAATAGATTTAAATATTAACCAAAAAATTATATTAACAGTATTATTTTTTTTAAGTGGTTATGCGTTTTTATTATTGAATCCATATAATATTTTGAATTATATCTATTTACCTTTTGTATTATTTTTTGTTATTGGAGGTATATATTTATTTTTTACAATTGATAATGATATAACAAGTATGTTTTTTATTTATAAATTATTATATTTTATTATCATATTTTCAGTTTTTTGTATAATATATTTTTTATTAAAGAAAGTATTATTATATGCTATAAATATATCATTTGGTGCTATGTTTTTATTTTATGTAATTGGATTTGCATTTATATATAAAATTTTTATTGAAAATACTGATATAAATATAAATAAAACAGATGATTTATTTTATATTATTCAATATTTTATATTTTATTTACCTTGTATTTTTATTGATATTTTGAACTATATTATAAATGATGTTAAAAATACAAATAAAACTACATATTTATTAGGATTATTATTATTCATATTAATCATCATATATTTTTTTATTCCATATATAAATAATTATTTATATCAAATAGATGGAATATTATTAATTAGTGATAAAAGATATTTGAATGAAAGTATTTTAACATTATCTTTGAAACAATTAAAAGAAAAAATAGATAAGTCTAAAACTTTATTAAATTATACATTTAATCGTGAAGGGTTTAAATCACTAAGTGATAATGAAGTGAAAGATGTAATTGATAATATATATACCAATTATAATAATGAACCAAATAAATTAAATTATTATATTAATACTGAATTACCGAAAACATTTTTAAGTAAAGTATATTATTACTTTATTACTTTAAAAAATAGATATTTTTTATCAGGTGACCAAATTGGAGAAGAAGATTTACTTCATACATCTCCATTATTATATACATATCATTATGGAATATCATTTTGGTTATATTTAGATACAAATATGTTGACAGAAAAAAATAGAGACAAAGCATTAATTATAACTTTAGGGTCAAGACCTTCTTTATATTATGATTATAATAATCGTGAATTAATTATAGAAATAACAGATAAAATAGAAAATAAAAAATTTGAACAAACACGAATTTATAATAGTAGTAATATATTATTTCAAAAATGGAATCATATAGTTATGAATTATGTAAATGGTCAATTTGATTTATTTATAAATAATGAATTGGTTTGCACTCAATCTAATGTATCTCCTTATATAAATGATAGTGATGTATTACAAGTAGGTTCAATTGAAAATACTGATTTAGGTGGGATATCAAATCTTAAATATTATGATCAACCATTATCTTTGTATAAAATCAAAAAAATATCTAATCAAAAAAATATTGAATAAAAAAAATATTGAATAAAAAAAATATTGAATAAAAAAATATTGAATCAAAAATATTTAATATAATTATTTAATATAATGTTAATATTTAGTTTTTCTAGTATACTTATTTCTATATTTTTTATAATTAGTGCATACATTATTTTTACAAATAAAATGGAAATGAAAAGTAAAATAGTTGTTATTGTATTGTTATTCATTTTAGGTATAGTTCTTTTTATGAATTTAGACATTTTTCAAAACTATAATAGATTAATAACAAATATTTCTGATGCCAAACAAACAACACGTATACCAAAAGATAGTCTTATGAAAAATAGTGGAAATTATTCTATATCTACATGGATATATATTGATGATTGGAATTACAAATTTGGAGAAAAGAAAACTATATTGAAACGTGAAAATTCTGAAAAAAAACAAAATCCACATATTTATTTAGACCCCTATAAAAATGATATAACAGTTGAATTTTATATAAAAGATATATCTAGTAATGATACAAGTAATAATTACAATGAAGCAAATACATGGTGTAAAAATAATAGTCAAGGTATATCTGCTGAATTATTAGAATGCAAATTTAATCCAAGTACTGGTGATTACATTGCTTCAACCCATGGAATTCAATGCATTGATAATACATATCAATGTTTAGATGGAACTATTGTTGATATAGAAAATAACAATTGTACTCCAATCAATAATGAACAAACCAGCACATTAAATAATATACCTATACAAAAATGGTTTAATATAATATATGGATTTGGAGACAATCATACTGATATATATTTAAATGGTAAATTAGTTCAAACAAAAACATTTGATGGTGTTCAATTTATGGATGAATTTGAAAATAATGATTTTTTTATTTGTTCAGATGGGGGGTACTCTGGTTCTATATCTAAAACTTCATATTATAATTATTTAATTTCACCAGATAAGGCATATAATATTTACAACGAAGGATTTAATCCAGTTGTATTAGGTTCATTATTTAGTAAATATAATGCTTCTGTTACATTTTACGAAGATAATAATGAAAGAGCAAAATATTATATTGTATGAATATAAATGTTTAATAAAGAAAAAATAAAAGGTTCATTTAATAAAAGTCCTAACAAAAATACTATGAATAAAGAAGCAAATAAAAATAATAACAAAAATACTATGAATAAAGAAGCAAATAAAAATGCTAACAAAGAGCCTAATAAAGAGCCTAATAAAGAGCCTAACAAAGAGACTAACAAAGAGCCTAACAAAGAGCCTAACAAAGAGCCTAACAAAGAGCCTAATAAAGAGCCTAATAAAGAGCATAATAATAAAAATATAACAGATACATTTTTTCAATTAAATACAAATATAAGTAAATTTATATTTATACTATTATTACTTATTGCATTTGTAATTTTTTTTCATTTAGGATTATTTTTGTTAGAAAATGCTTATGGAACAACAAGAACTCCTTATATAATAAATGGGTTAATAGATAGTGACAAAGAAATTGTAATATCAAGTAATCCAAATGTAAATAAATCTGTTCCAATTATTCGTTCAGTAAATGAATTAACTGGTATAGAATATACATGGTCTCTTTGGTTATATATAGAAGACCCCTTTTTAAATAAAGGAACACAATATAAACGTATATTTTCAAAAGGAACTTATACAATGTTTGACTTATTAGAAAATTATAATTCATTATTTTTAAATAACTCACCTGGATTATATTATGGAGAAGAAGATAATAAATTAACTCTAGTTTTTAATACATATTCTCAAGATAGTAATATTTATGAGATAATTGATATAGATGATATTCCTATTGAAAAATGGATATTTTGTGTTATTACTTTAAAAGATAAAAAGGTAAATGTATATATTAATGGAGTTATGAGTAAAGAATATATTTTATTAAATGTTCCAAAACAAAATTATTACGATACTACCGTTGGAGACAATAAAGGATTTGGTGGATATATATCTAATTTAAGATATTATGATTATGCTATAAATGAAGAAAATATACAAACAATTATGACAAAAGGACCTAACTTAACAAGAGATAAAAATAATAAAATATATGATAATCCGCCGTGGTTATCTATGAATTGGTATTATAACTAATATATATATATGTACTATTTTGGATATGGAGCAAATATGTCTGAAAAAGAAATTAGTAAATATACTTCATATAAATTTATTTCTTATGGAATAATAAAAGATTATATATTAGTTTTTAGAAAAATCTTAAACCATCCAAGAAAATCAGGAGTTGCAACAATAGAACCATGTAAAAATGAAAGAGTTTATGGAAAAATATTTTGGATAGACAATAGTTTATTATTAGATAATAAAGAAGGTTTTTTAGAAGAACCTAAAATTTATAATAAGAACTATATGAATATAAATGGATATAATTGTATGTTATATATATTAAATCCATCCAGAGTTGGTATTATTACTAATCCTAGAAAATCATATATTAAATTAATAAATAATCAATATAATATATATATGAAAGAAATAATAAAAAATCTAACAATTAAACAAAATGTAAATAATAAAAAGAATAATAAAAAGAATAATAAAAAAAACGATATAAAAAATAATAAAACAATTGTTAAAAATGTAAAAAAATTTAGAAATAAAACAAAAAAAAATAACAAAAAAAAAAATAGTAAACAAGTTTTAAATAAAAAAAAAAATAATACTCTTAAAAATGTAAGACGGAATGCAGGTTTATTTGTAATTGATGAATCAAATAGTAATAAAACCGAGAGTTATTCTACTAGTGACAACGTAAATATGTATAGAAATAATACTAATTCGAATAATAATAGTAATTATTATGACCATTATGATGATGAACATGAAGAATATTTATTATATGATAGTTATGAAAATAATGAAATGGACGAAGCAGAATTAGAAGAAGAAGCAGAATTAATTGAACTTGTTGATAATTTAACTATAGATTGGGATCAAACTTGTTGTTCTTCTACATCTATGTCAAATATTTCGGCTAATATCAAAGCAATTGAACATGAAATTTGTGATATAAATACCCAATATAGTAAATTATTGAAAACTCAAATAGTAAAAGCATTTGAACTTAAACATGCACGAGGTGAAGAAGCATTAACTCGTTCAGAAACTAATAATAATTGGTATGAAGAATTTAAAAATGTTTATATTTGGCAAAGATATCAAGAATCTGATTTATTTCAATCAATGCGTTATATAATTGCCAGTCAAAATCCAGTAGATCCAAATGATATA